CAAATATAGTATTATTAGCATTGCCAAAAAAGTTATGTAGCTCGGTAACTTCACGACCATCACGAGTAATAACCTTATTCCCGGCGAGTGCTTTTTCTAAACAGAATTCAATCATTGTAATATCCTTTTATTTATCGTTATTTGCTAACTCTGTGATTTTTAATCTAGCTTCGTCATTCGATAAAAAGAAGTTACACGGACTTATCGATTCGCCGTTATTTGATTCTTTATATATCATCATTGCCGCAAATAATGTTGATGTTTTATCTTCTAATTTTACACCTTCTACACCAGCTAAAGTAACAATCCAACCAGCCCAGCAATGAGTGGTTGAGCAAGTATGCCAACAGCCCATTTCTAAAGAGTTATCACTACCTATAGCAGTAAGTACTTTTTTATTTAAATCAATTACTTTAGGTGTTGGTGTTTTTTCTTTTTTGCCATAGCAGCCATAGCAGTCAGAGCAGCCAGAGCAGCCAGAGCAGCGAAAGCAGCGAAAGCAGCGAAAGCAGCGAAAGCAGTCAGAGCAGCCAGAGCAGCCAGAGCAGCCAGAGCAGCGAAAGCAGCCATAGCAGTCAGAGCAGCGAAAGCAGCCAGAGCAGCGAAAGCAGCGAAAGCAGTCAGAGCAGTCAGAGCAGCGAAAGCAGTCAGAGCAGTCAGAGCAGTCAGAGCAGTCAGAGCAGTCAGAGCAGAGAAAGCAGTCAGAGCAGTCAGAGCAGCGAAAGCAGTCAGAGCAGTCAGAGCAGCGAAAGCAGTCAGAGCAGCCAGAGCAGTTCCAGCAACCTTTGTTTGTCTTATTATCATCTACATAACGAGGGTTTTCTTTGGCGAATAATTCGCTAACACCATTTATACTTTTATCTTCTCTTCTAAAAAACTCTGATTTATTTTTAAATATTTCTGTTTTCATTTCCATCATCCTTTTAATGTAATTTACTAACACTCTTCATATAAGAGTTTTGTTGTTTTAATAAAGCTATTTCAGCGTTTGCTCTTTCGAGTTGTCCGGTAAAGAATTCAAGGTTAATCACGGAATCTTGAGTTACTTTAATAACCTCATCTGCTAAAGCGTAGAATTCAGATAACTTACAGTACCTAGTCATTTTCTTAGCTCTTTGATTGTTGATTTAATTACAACATGCTCAGAGTCAGTTAAATAATACTCGCGCTTAAATCGTTTAAGTTGTTTTTGATTAAGCCGATAAAGTTTAACCCTTTGAGTGTTTGTATTAGCCATTACCACCCTTAACTGTTAATGATTTAATCCAACCTCTAAGCTCTATCATTTGAGGGCAAAAGCACAATGATTCAACGTAAGTATAAAGCTTAGGGTAGTCATGCTGCTTGCGTTCGATAAACCAGTTTGCATCTTCTTCAGTAAGAAACGCTCCTTTTACAACGTCTTCGTATTCTTCAACCCAAACCAATTCAAAACCTTCAAGTTCATCTGATTTACAATCAAAATTAGCAAGAAAATAATTAATCTTTCCTTCGCCATTGAAATTATTTTTCAGGTGGTGTTCATCAACCCAATATTCCAAAACAATAGGTAGGTCATCAGGATCGCAATCTAGGTAATTTACAATTTGCTGGTTTATGCTTCCACATTCTTTATTTGTAGCAACTAGAGAGTAATCATTATCCCGATCCATAAAATGAAAGATATCACTATAATCTGAATCTGTTGGTCGCGTTCTTTTACACCTAACTTGCCATACTGGATCAGATGTAGCTCGAACGTCTTCATTATTCATTTGCTCTGACATTTCAATTAAAAACTTTGGCACTTCCATTTATAAATCCTCTAATCAAGTTAAGATAACTGTAATGCATAATTACATGGAACGCAAGAGGCAAAACAAAGTATGATATAATAAACAACCACACTTTATAAAGAGTAAATTATGAGAGACGGTTATTTAGATATTAGCGAAGGCTTTCCAGGCATAACTAACGAAGGCGGCAGCATGGCACGGGCTAAACAATGAGTTTAAGCAAGGCGTATGAATTCGCACTTAGCGGAGTTCTTTATGCGCCAACATCGTTTTTAAATACTCCAATGCTAGAGCTAGAAAAAATATGCAATGGTTGCGGCGCCGATAACGCTAAGTTTGATTTTGTTCCTGATAGCATTTACGGAACAAGTATAAACGAGGCGTGCCATATACATGATTTTATGTATTCAATTGGTCGCACAATAGAAGATAAAGAAGAATCAGATCGCATATTTTTAAACAACCTTTGCCGATTGATAGAGCGCGATAAACACAAGTGGTATAAACCAACAGTATTACAGCGCATTCGAGCAAAAGAGTATTATATTGCTGTTCATTATTTTGGCGGATCTGCATTCTGGTCGGGCAAAAATTAATAAAAGTAAGCGGTGATATACACCGCTATAAACCTAAATCACGATACTGTTATCTGCTTCATTGCCAAATACGAACCATCCTTCAGCGCTGCCACGACAAAACATTTCAAGTCGTGGTAAATCGCCGCACAATTCAATTATCAAATCGCGAAACTCTTCAGGCTTCTTGCTGTGCTTGCTTACTGTAAATTCATGAACAGCCCTAACGGAATGAGAATAAACTTTTGGCTTTCCTTTTATTAATAACGAGTTTTTTAGCGTCTGAAATAGCGCTACTAATCAACGTTGACACTTTCGTAAACTGGTTGTTTTTATACTTCTGCAATGTTTGCACGGCGGTGTCTTTTGCTACAGTTTCAATGCAGCCCACTTTTAAGCAGCCTTTGTAAGTTTCGTTGTACACCATATCTATAGCGTTCATAGCCTTGCCTCTATCATGTAATTTAACCATGACTTATTTAAGTATTCCTTATTGTATCCAGCATCATGCCCAGCTTCAAAGGCAACCTTTGATATACCCTCCCTGCTAGATTCTAACTCGTTAAATTCATCAATCTGATTTTGCAACCCGCTAACTTCATCTTCGTAAACACCAAGATCCTCAACTTTGCATTCTAATTCTTCGATAGTTTTATTTTTATATTCGATGATATCGATAAATTCTTGTGTTGATAAATTATCATAATTTGAATTCATTTTATTTTGTTCCTTGTTTAGTGTTATGTGTTAACTAATTGATATTTCTACAAATCCACCACAGCCATTACATGAATATTCATTCATAAATCTACCATCATCATTAAAATCATTATGCCCGCAACCCTTGCATTTCAAGAATCTAAATCTACCATTTTCAACTTCCTTATTCTTCACTTTAGTCCACTGCGTTTCTCCATCAAATTTAAATGATGTCATAACCTCCCTGCTATCACTTTGTGATTGACAGTCATGCAAAACAACAAACATATCCTTATTGTTTACTTTCATTCTATCGTTCATCTTTACTTCTCCTTATCTAATGTTATTTAAATTCTAAACTTCGAAATTAACCCGTGAATATCCGCCTTTTTACCTGAGTGCTTGTAAATAATCGATAGCACAAATAAGCGTCCTTTTTTGTTTAACGTCCTATCCGCTTTTAATAACCCAAACATACGCATAAAACCTTCTTCTGTGTTTGAGTTCCTGTAACCAGCAGCGGCTTTTGATATCAGTTCAACTAACGACAATCTTAAAAATCCAACACAGTGATCATAGTGTGACATTTCAGCTTTTAATATTAATTCTTTATCTGTAATTATTTCTTTGCTTTCCATCTTTATTTCTTCCTTAGTTAATAGGTTTAGACTTATTTTTAAGTATGTTGGCCATTCGTTTTTCAATAGCAGTTTTACAACCAGTACGGGCGCTAACCTTTTTATCCATTTCATTAACAACTGATTTTTCAGGTAGCAACTTTTGATTTCTAATCGGCAACTTACCCTTTCGCTTTAACTCAAGTTTAATTTTAAATACTTTATTGAATAGCGCTCTTGCCCTTTCATCAGTTAACACGCATCTGCAATCATAGCCAACATCTTTACGAGTGAAGTATTCAACATCATCTAGCACAGGCTTCTTGCTGATCATCCTGTTAAAAGCTTCTGTAGTATCGAAATCTAAGCATAACGATAGAAACTCAGGCAATGACGGCGGCCATCTTAATCTTTCGCTTACTGTGCGTTTTACGCCTCTTTTTAAATGATCATCCGTAATCAATGAAAGTTCCGTTACCCACATCTTCGGCGGCGTTTCCCCCCTCTCTCTCATCCACTGTTCGCCCCAAATGCCCGCCATCTGTTCCCACAGCCATTCCGCATTCATTGGGTTGTCTATATTTGTCATTAACCGCTCTTGCTCGGTCGTAGGCTGAAAGTTTTTTAACATTGTTTTCAGGTCTTTCATTTGCTGCACCTTTCATCTTTGCTTGTAGTTGTGGGAATTGCTTTCTAAGCTTTGTTACGCCTAAAATATTAGTCTTCCAAAATGAGTCACTATTAGCCCAAGCAAAAACATCTGAAATATCTTGATGCGTTAAATTGTCCTGCTCTCGCATTAATCTAATAACATCAGCCCAGCTTTTAAAGTTAGGTCTTTTACTGCTCGGCGCAACCTTGATCACCAGACTATAAACCCACTCTGCAAATTGATAATCAACATCTGAATACTTAGGAGTGCTAACGACTATATCTTTAGTTACTTTATTATCACTATCACTATCACTATCACTATCACTATCATTAACGGGTTCTTTGGGTTTGCTTGGGTTGCCAGATAACCCACTGGGTTCTTTCGGTTTAACTGGGTTCTTAGGTCTACCTCCCTTGGAACCGTTATTCTTATTGCGTTCAACTATATTTTGATACTTTATAGAGTCGCGTTCAAATTGCGCTTTAAACGAAAAGAAAACTAAATCAAGCGTATCATCTAGATCGATATCTTGTTCAGAGTGATATGCTAAAAATGCTTTTAATAGCTTTCCTGCTTGCTCATCTGTTAACTTACTTAGTATCTTTAAAGTGTCCAAATAAAGAAGAAATGATTTCTTTTTATCGGTCATGTATAATTACCTTGTTCTATTTATTAAGCCGCTATCGCCAAGACGCGGTTTTTTTATTCTAGCAAACCGAAAAAGATTTGATATTAACCTCTTTCAGCATCGCCTTTACTGCATCAAGAGTTTTAAATTCTCGCTGACCACCCCTAGCTGATCTTATTACCGTAAATTCCTCATCAACAGTATGAACGGTAACGTTCCAGTGGATGCCTCTATCTACAGCTGACACAGACACGACCTTTCTTTGTTTATTTAATTCTTTAAGCTCTTTTTGTTGCATATTATGCGTCCTCATTAATTAATCTATGTAAACAATAACGCAATAACGTTGACAAGTCAAATGTCATTTGCTATTATTTAACCTTGCAGTAACGGTCAATAGAGACCTTATGTTTAAAATTAAAGCAACAACGAGAGAGTAAATAAAAATGAAAATGATAACAAAGTACAAAGCATTCGATAACACAGAGTATACAGATCAAAGTAAATGCATTGAACACGAAGCCAACTGCAAACAAGCTGACTTGATTATTAACAAACTTAAAAAGGTACCAAACAGTTGTGATTTTACCAACGGCGAAGGTTATGTTCAGCATGATTACAGTAATGTGCTAAGTGTTAGAAATGAATTTTTAGAATTTTGCAAGCGATACACAACATTTAAGTGGATACAGGAAACTATTGACGGTGGTTTTGATGTTGATGCGTCTTGGGCTGGTAGGGTAATTGGAGAAAGCGCGCCTAATTATATATCAAAAATGTGGTATAGGTTTTCATGTATAGATAAGCAGCAAAGAGAGTGGGGGCAACCTTATTACGCTGCAAATAAAGGCGACCGAAAAGAAGTTCAGCTTAATTAACCAACTAACAACGACAAGGATATAAAAGATGATCAATTCAATACTAGAACATGACGTTGGAATAACTGCGGTATCTGTTATGGATGATTGTCATAAATATGGAGTAATTAATGGTTGTGATATTGATTGTCCAGTACTGATGCGTGGAGAGTGTGAATTAAAAGACGATGAAAACAAAGAGTTATACCAAGAGTGTTTAGATCAACAAGGAGTAAACAAGTAATGAGCAGTCAACAAGCATTAGAGGTAGTAGTTAAATTTAATGATCTACCAAATAAAAAAGAGAAAAAAATTATTGAAATGCAGTATTTGAAAAATGAAATAGGTAATCTTGAGTTTTTCCAATTAGCTCAGCGGTATATAAATAAACTTGAAAAACAGGAGTAAATAAGAGATAATATCATTGCAGTTGTGAGAAGCTGCTTTGTAAATGGAATCAAACATTAAAGGTTATTTGTATTAGGTCTTAAGCGCTAAGAGGTTAAAACTTCTCACCGTTTGATTCCATCCTTGAATGTTTAGGGCTTAATACACATAGCCTTTTTTTGTGTCTGTTAGTAGATTGTAGTCGTGAGTATTTACATATGGTAAACACGAAGCTTGCAAAAGCAGACACAGCCCCTTTCAAAGCTTCTATAGTCTGTATTGTTCTGAGTATGGCGAAATTGGTAAACGCAGCGGATAGCCGTGGTTGATCAAGTTATACGCGAGTAACTCAACATCTAGGTTCGAATCCTAGTGCTCAGACCAATACAGACTTATCAAACTGTCGTTATAAACAATCCCCAAGCCTTAGGATGAGGCAGCATTTATGTAAGAGACCCGGGGGCCAAACTTCTAACTTAGCCGTGAAGTGGTGGATAAACGAATTAAACGCTTGGTAAATTATTTTAATAAGGTTAGGAGATAACGGATTCTTCTTTAACAAAACCGATGAGCCTTAATAAATATTGCCCGTCCGATAAGACGATAAACTGTGTTCGATAAATTGTTTATGTATGACTAGCTAATAATAAATTAAATATAGGTCCAAGGGTTACCAAGTAACCGGGTCTAAGTGATAACTATAATTAAATTTCAACAACCAAACGGATTAAATAAATATGAAGCCAACAAAAGAAGAGAGAGCGAAAAAGATAAAAGAAAAGGGAGACGCTTACTATTCATTAAGAAATAAGCTTGATGATATTCGTTGGCAACTAAAGAGTATAAATGATAGCAAGAAGCGTACACATGCGTTCAAGCTGCTTTATATCGCAATAGACTTGTCACTTGAACAAATCAGAAAAGACCATGATAGGTATGTAAGGCGAATTCGCAGAGCTGACAGCAACGAAGATGTAAAATTTATTCAAAAAGCGCTTAATCGTGAAAAGGCAAAAAACGCGAAGTTAGAAAATAAAATTGAAGAGGCTAAAACATCTAGCGGATTATTTATTGATTTTGTACGTGAAAAGATAGGTATGAAGTAACCGTGCCTAAGTGACAGCTTACTTTAAATTTAAATAACTAGAGAGTAAATAAAATGTTTTGTAAACATGAATGGAAAGTTCTTAGTGAGACAACAACACAAAGCAAGTTTGAGTGCGCTTTAGGTGCTGTAAATGGTATTGCAGATGGTAAAATTGACATTCCTTCTCAAATGGCCTGCGCAGTCAGGAAATATATACAAATAGTTTCTTGTGACAAATGCGGCAAATTAAAAAGATTTGTAGAAGATATTTAACCAACTAACAACGACAAGGATATAAAAGATGAAAGATGAAATTTGCAGGTGCGGAAGAAATAAACTACCGTTTGATGTTACATGCGATGATTGCCATTACTTTGATTTTGTAATACCTGCAAACTGCAAAGTTTTAGTTTTAGAGGCGTTAATTACTCTCGGCTATAAATATCAATGCAGATTTGATAAAAACGAATTCGTTCGAGACGGAAGTTGTGATCGTTATGTAGTCAGAATCACAGCGAATCGAAAAGATGTAAGTGCGTTAACAGATTTACTGAACGATGTAATTAAATAACTTTTATATACGCTATGGAGATAAGTAAATGAGTAAATTAAAATCATGCCCTTTTTGCGGAAATAAAGCTGAATTACGCAGTGATAGTGATGAAATAACCATGGATGGGAAGTTGCCATTTTGGGTTTGCTGTACTCATTGTATGGGGTCTGCTGGTAGTCATTACGAAGAGTCTCAAGCTATTGAGTCGTGGAATGACAGGATTCAATTTTAAATAGTCGAAGGTATGCAGTTAATTAAAGAAGAAGCTATAAGTTATTTACATGATCAGTGGACTAGTGCATATAAAGAATTTTACGAAAAACTGTAATTAATTTAACATCTATAACAAACTAAATAATGGTTAAGAATATGACTGCGATTAAAATGATTATAATTTTTATCACATGGATTATTGTATTTCCATTAATAGGGATTTTTTAGAAAAAATAGGGGTTGAAAGTAATGCTTATTTTGCGCTTTACGGGGTGTTATTTGCAGGCGCATCAAATGAAATAAACTCAAGAATTAAATAAACAAAGGTAGAATAGAGATGATTTTAGCTATAACAATTTATGTATTATTAGGTATTGCGCTATGTTATTACAATATACACATGGAATATAAAATAAATAGATTTTTTTACACTGTAAAGTTTGACGTATTTAAAGTAAGACCGTGCACATACTTTATGTTTGGGTTGTTGTGGCCGCTAGCTATTGATTTTTTAACGACTATAAAAGACTACACGCCAAAAGACGACGTTTAACATCACATATAACAGGAGATAACGAAATGAAAATAAAAATACATATGAAAAGCGGTAAAACATTGGTTGAAAGTTACGTTAAGGATTTTACTGTTAAATATAACAATAATGAAATAACAGGCCTTAATATTGATCTTTTTTGGTACGCAAGAAACAGGACGATATTTATGGCGGCATTAGACTTAGGTAATATTGAAGCAATAACAATGCATTAAACACTATATAGACCAAGAGGAAATACAAGCATAAAAAAGCCGCAATCAATGCGGCATTCTTTTATCTGGCAACAACTAGCACTCTAAAGATTCAATACAAGCTGCACTACCTTGTTCGCATAAAGCTTTAGTTGATTTAGTTAACGCTTGCCACTCCCAAATAAAATATTTTTCATCATATTCAGAGCATTTAATATTCTGACAGCTAATCAAGCCGGCTTCAACAGGTAAAGAATTACATACATGGCATTTATTGATCATTATGAATCACTCCCTGTAAATGATACGCAGTTAATTTTACCGTTAAATATCGCGTTAAAGTTTTTTTCAGCACGTTCACGTGTTTGTGTTTGGTCGCCGTAAAACATTAAATTATCAATAGCCTTTTCTTTATCGCTACGGGTATCTATCGGTTTAATATCTGAAATATGGACTAACCTACTAATGGCTTTCGTTTTTGATTTGATCCATATTTGATTTTCATAAGTAAAAATAACCTCAAACAAATCATTAGAAAATTCAATCATCGCCCTTGCACTTGGTAACTCACCAGCATCACTCATCGCTTGAGTATAAACAGCCTTACTATCTTGTTTCATATTCCCCCAGCCTTTATTGTTTAAGCAGTCTTCTACTTGTTGGTGGAAATCTCTAATCGTGCATATTATTTCAGGATGCCCATTTGATACCACTAAACGATTATTATTGCTGCAAAGATTAATGTACATAGCCCCATGAAAGCTACCATAAATATTATTAAGATCACCTTTAAGCTCATTAACAACATCAAGTACTGTTTTAGCTTTCATTGGATAGCTCCTTTAATAAAGCATCAGCATAATGAGTTCGCCACGCAAAGTATAAAGCTTGCTCGCCTTTAGGTGTAAAGCCGCAGTCAGCAACCGAAAAATCAGTACCTTCACGGTGCCATATAAAATCAGGATTATTTTCTTTTTCAGAAAATATAACATTAAACCAGCGAGGTATATTGTCAGGTGCTTGTGCAGAAAAAACTTCACGTTTCGTTAATCCGCTATGAAAGTTTATTCCGTCATTAGTTTCTAGTACTGGGTATGCACATTCGTTTCCATTTTTATCACTCATAATACTATCCTTAAATTAAATACATTAAACCATCTGTAATGCTTTCCACACATAGCTATTTTATTTTATTTTACACGTCAACACTAGGCCGAGAGAATCAAGTACCTGATCAACGTCTTTAAGCTTTGAATCCTTGCTGCCAATCCATACCCGACGCGTTCTTTCGTATGTTAAGCCGCACTTTTCAGCCATAGCCATAACGCCATTAATATTATTATCAATCGCCGCCTTTTGTACTATTGTTGCCAGTTCCTCACTTTCACTATCAATAAACGCAATCTGCTTTTTGAAATCAGGATTATCCTTTTTATTGTATTTCGGCTTAAGCGTACGTATTTTTTGTGACTCTATAACGTTAACTTCTGACTCTAAACACTCTATTAGGGTCACATTGTTGAAATTCTTATCTTTTAAGTGCGATTGAATTCTTGATTTTATGTTTCCTGACTTACCAACGTAAACAACAAGCCCAGAATCCCATAACATATAAACGTACATCAAGTCTAAATCACAATTAATTGGCAAAAGGCTTATCGCTTCTTTTGAACGACTCATTTTATTTCTCTCCTTTATCTATGAATTTAATTTTTAAATCTAAAGCTTCAAGCATTGCTTTCAAATCAACCAGCTTAATGCTTTCGTCACCATTCAAAAAGCCACTAACCTTGTAATAGGTTATGTCTGCTTTATCGACTAATTCCTTTATGGTGTCTATGTTGTTATTAATCATTGCTGTTTTAACTATTTTCGTTAAACTCATGTCTTGGCCTTTCTTCATTTAAGTTGCACTAATAGTAAGTTAAATAAAGTAACCATGCAAGTTATTTAAGTTGATATCAACTTTATTTGATGAATAGCTTGCAATGAACAATCAGTGTGCTAGTATTTACCTCATCAAACGAAACAACAAATAAAGGATATACAGAAATGAAACAAGAAATGCTTTTGAAATTAATAGAGTTACTAGTTGCATATGATGACAAGACAACATCATCATTATCAGGAACAGCACAAAAAGGCCGTTATATAGTGCTTGGTAATAGAGGTAATGTCGTTGTAGGTGATTTATTTATAACAGGATCTACTGGTCTTTTAAAGAATGCTAGCGTAATTCGCAGATGGGGAACAACAGGTGGGCTTGGAGAGTTAGCTTTAAAAGGTGCTACAGATAATACAAAATTAGATCCATGCGGAGAGTTTGAGTTTGAATTACTTACCACGTGCGGGATGATTCCAGTTACAAGTAGTCTGTAATGGAAAAGGAAAGCCGATTTAATATCGGCGACGGCGACGGCAACGGCAACGGCGACGGCTACGGCTACGGCGACGGCAACGGCAACGGCGACGGCTACGGCTACGGCGACGGCTACGGCTACGGCGACGGCTACGGCTACGGCAACGGCGACGGCTACGGCTACGGCAACGGCGACGGCAACGGCAACGGCTACGGCGACGGCTACGGCTACGGCAACGGCCACGGCTACGGCTACGGCAACGGCAACGGCCACGGCGACGGCAACGGCGACGGCAACGGCGACGGCAACGGCTAAAAACATACGCAATTAACTTAGCGAGTAACCGCATAACCAACAAAGGAGAATAATATGAAACGACATCATAACTATGCAACTAAACTATAAAATTAATAAATCGCCGGTCCGTGTATTGGTGTAATCATTGATACACCCATTAATCCCATTAAGTTGGGTTTTCTGGTGCAAGGAGTTAAGCAAGGTGCCAGTACCTATCCCGCCAACTTCTTTGAACAAAATGGCTAAGCTGAATAACTGGCAACTAATTTTAATAGTCTTTATATATGAGTGAGCTAGCGGCGCTGAAAGTAGAAGCGCTAATCAGGTGAGCGAGAACTCGGATAGCACAGTTGGTATGCGGCAGTGGATAATACCCATATATCTCTGGTTCGAATCCAGATCGAGGTTACGAAAGTGATGAAGTAAAACGAGGCGTTATTGCACGCCTATTGCCACCATAGCAGGATTAACGCCCTGCCTAGCTCATTCACTATATAAAGATTAAACAAAAAGGAATGTAAAATGAAAAGCTTTGATGAGATTGTTAGCGATCATTTAAAAATAATAACAACAGGCAAACAGCAGCAGCTTGAAATGCTGCTCAAAGAAATAATCACGTATAAATACGAAACCTTTAGCCAGCTTAAAGGTGCTATTGAAAATCATCTTGACTTGATAAAGTCTAAAAAATAATTTAAGTGGAGTGATATAAATGAGTGATAACAAACCTCATCAAGAATGCTTAGGATGCTGCCATATTTTTACTGGTGACGATATTTCAGAAGATGGATATTGTGATAGCTGTCAGTACGAATACGAAGCTAAACAGGATGCAAAGACAGATAATGACGGACTTTAAAAAGCTATCAGCTCCATTACAGGCTGAAGAGATAGATTTCCGTATTCAATCTATCAACAAGGGTGGATATGCAACTATATTAGCCTACAAGGACGCTAGGGTTGATATTAATCGACTTAACGAGTTTTGCGGTCAACTTGGGTGGGAAAGAAAACATAACAACGGCAATCATAACTGCATTGTTTCTATATGGGATAACGAAAATAAGCACTGGGTATCTAAGGAGGATACGGGCACAGAATCAAATACGGAAGCGGCAAAGGGTTTGGCTAGCGATTCATTTAAACGAGCTTGTTTTAACTGGGGTATAGGTATTGAGCTTTACGACTACCCCGTCATATCAGTTTTATTAAATAAAGATGAAGTAAATATGACAGGACAGCGCCCGAAACAAACTTGGAAGTTAAAGTTAAAAGAATGGGTTTGGACGACACAGTTTGAAGATGGCAAGCTATCGTTTATCGGTGCTTACGATCAAAATGGCAATTTAAGATTTCAACATGGTAATTATAAGGAAGCAGCTTAATGAATTTAAGAGAACTAACAAGTGACCAAGAATCAATCCTTGCTCAAGTTGAAAGCGGTGATTTTAAATTAGATGATGTAAGTGATCATTTGAATTGGTTAGAAGAAGATCGCAATAAGAAAATTGAAAGTTATTTACATGTAATTAACCGCCTCACATCAGAATGTGAAACTATATGTTCAGAAATAAACAGACTTGGAGAAATAGGATTATCAAAAAAGAAATCACTAGATAATATTAAGTCATGGCTATTAATGAGCATGAAAGATGGTGAAAAACACGACTTTGATTTATTTAAAGTAAGTAGAGTCAAAGGACGTCAAGTTGTAAATGTTATCGATGATAAAAAGGTTCCTATGAAATTTCAGGAATGCAAGCCTGAAACATGGCATGTAAATAAAAGAGAATTACTTGCTGAAATGAAAAAAGGCACAAAGATTGATGGCGCTGAATTATCAGTTGGCAATTCAAGTTTACGTATTAAGTAACTTTTAAATAAAGGATGTTAAAATGAAAGTAATGTTAGATTTAGAAACTATGGGCAATAATTCAAACTCAGCAATAATTGCAATAGGTGCAGTTGCCTTTGACGACAAACAAGTGACAAGCAAGTTTTACACTGAAATTAATTTACAAAGCGCAATTGATAACGGCGGCGTGGTAAATGGCTCAACGATTACGTGGTGGTTAAAGCAAAGCGATAGCGCAAGAAATGCCTTTGAAAATAACGACAAAGCACCTCATATCATGGTCGCACTTGGTAGTTTTTCAGAGTGGTACAAGGAGGTTAACGGCGGCGAAGTTTGGGGTAATGGCGCTATGTTTGATAATACTATTCTTGGTAACGCTTATAAAAAGAACAGCTTAGTGCAGCCGTGGAAATTTTGGGATGATAAGTGCTACCGAACAATTAAAGGCATGTATAAAGACATTAAGATTGAACGTGTCGGCGTTTACCATAATGCTGTCGATGATGCAGAAAGCCAAGCACTACACTTAATTAAACTATTAACTATTAACTATTAACTATTAAATAAACAAAGAGAGGGTATAAAGATGAGCGAGTACTTATCACCTAATGTAATCAAGAATAGAATCAATCGCGGCAAAGCTAAAATTGTTGATGATGAATTAGAGGTTGAGTGCTCAAAGTGTCATGAATTTTTTCCACATACTCGTGAGTTTTATTATGGCGCAGGTCATCACGGATTATCACCAAGTTGTAGAGCGTGTGATATTGAACATAGAGAAAATAGAAAATCAAACAAGCAGTAAATAAAACACGTCCTTTAAGTAAATAGCTTTCTTAAAGGACGAATTAAATCAAAACAACCCTTGCATGTGACGCGTCACGATGTATAATAGATTTAAGAGTTAGGGAGAAGCCTTGGCCAATGGAGATAAAATTATGAAAGTATCACAGGTATCAATAGTTAAGAATTTATTAGGTAAAGAGGCTATTGTTGCTGCAATTAACGAAATGTTTAACGATAAGTTCTCTGCTCAATGTATTTATGATTTGGTTGTTACTGGCTCTATAGGTGTAAGTATTGAAGTTGATAATGGTATTAAATACACAAGAACAACAACCCATTACTTTATCACGTCGGAATTGTGCGGCGGGTTTAATCGCATAGAATACTGCTCAAAATCAAAAACAGTTTGGAGTATGTAATTAATTTACACCCTGCACTTTACGGAGTGCATGAGTAAGTTAATTAAAAAGGTTAATACATGGCTGAATCAGCGAACGCAAGAAAGAAAAAAAGCAGAGATAAAATAAAGGCTGCTGGATTATATGAGCTTCGCGACTTAACCGTAACGCCAGAAGAAGCGGTTATTATTAAAAAGCTATTCGATAAACTTAAACAGTTAAGGGGTAATGATGTTCGCAAAATTATATGAGACAGAAATTGGTCAGATTTTGGTTAAGCTAGATGAAGGAAATGAAGGCGCTCAAATAAAAATGTATTTTCAGCCTGAAGGTTTAGGGGTTTGCAGCGTTGACTTTAATTGGGTGGATTGTGATAACGAAACGCAATGGAAAAAAGCGGATGAAGCTTTTGAAATGATGACAGAAGAATCATGCTTTGAAATGGTTAAAAGTACACTTAGCAAGCTACTGTTAGAGGTATAAATAATGTCTACTCACAACGAGAACAAGAATTCAATTTCAGTATCTACTCAATTAATTAAATTAATATTAATTGTTTGGCTAGTTGTCGGATTAGGTTCAATACCGAGCGTTATACATGCGCAAAATCAATATGAACAAGCAAAGGAGTAAGTTATGTTTGATGCTAACATGAGATATTTACCAAAAGGTTTAAAGTTCTTTGCGAAAGCTCACGGAGTTAGTGATTCAATAAATAGGATGGGTGTTAATATTGGCGATTTAATACTTTGCCGCATGCTCAATAAAGGAAATGATAATCCTATCGTTGACATGTTAATAAACGGTAAATTATTTTCTGTATCATCAGATAAAGATTTTTATGACAATTTGTTTGTGTATGAGGGTTGCTTTGATGGATCTGGATTTATTGACAAGCATTCAAAAAATAAAGCTATGAATATTTTAAATAACACATGGGGATAAATGTAAATGGATTTTAATCAATTACAAGATCGCGTAGTAATACCGATGTTAGAAAAAATACCAAAAGGTAAGACTCAAGAATCAATCAATGCAGTAATGATGATCATAGCGCATGAGTCGGTAAACGGATTTTACTTGGTTCAGCTCAAAGGTCCAGCATTAGGTATGATCCAAATGGAGCCGCTAACACATAACGAAACATGGAAGTGGGGAGATACTATTTGGATCAATGCTTTAACTTGCGAAATAATCACGCAGCAAGAATTCGACTCAAAATCGCATCCTAAGCCTGATCGTTTAATTTATGACTTGGCTTACAATGTATTTATGTGTCGTCAACGTTTGTTTATGAAGAAAGGCGCATTACCTACTGGCATGCATGAATTATCAAATTACTTAAAAAATGCGTGGAATTCAGCGTATGGAAAAGCAGAAGATTACAGTTATGTACACTCGTATAATAATTGGAATAAGTAACTTTATAACATAAAGGATAAGTAAAAATGAAACAAAAAAATATTAATATATTAGCTAGCGTTGTTGTGGGGGTTGTTTTTGGGTTTTTAATGTTCGCGCTTGTTGTTGTTGTGAATATTGCAGTTAATCAGTGATATTTCATGGCTAACTAACTTATGATACAATAAACATCACTATATAATACTATGTAGTGATGAAACTTAAATATTAAATCAAGGTATTAGAAATGACTACAAGGCAACCAGGAAGAAAATTGACTGCAATTTTAACAGATCTAGAAGAAGGTAAAGTTTCTGTTGAAGAAGCTGAAGCTGAAATTAAAGAATTAACAGAAAGTAATGAATCTTAGTTTTTTAACTTCGTTTTATTTTTTATTAGCGATCTATATGGTCGCTTTTCTAATTAATGGGAGGTCTATTCATTACTTTTTAGCGTTCATAGCCTCAGAATTTATTGGAAGGTTCAGTTTATTTTCTTGGGCTATAACTTATGAGTGGGGTGTATTTATGCATCTTATTTGGTCAATTATTTATGCTTTATGTTTTATGTTCTTCTGGTTATCATTAAGCGAAGTTAATAAAAAAAATAAATTAACAATGCTGCTTACTGTAGTTATGATATTATTTCAATTTGTTATGGCTTTAGATTGCAAATGGAGCGAAGGGAATGCAACGTTTTTGTATAATAGTTATAAATATCTCATTATTATCATTCATTGCTATATCGTTTCTACATTTATTAAATGGGGAAATATTATCGCCTTTATGGATGAACACGTTATTGGTATTAGGGGCATCTTCGGTGGTAATGGTTATTTTATGTTTTATTGGTATAATAAGAAAAACGACAACCTTAACGCAGATTAAACCCAATGAGCATAGCCAAAGACGAAGCGGAAAAAATAAGGATTGATATAGCTTTATTAAAGCTATCAGTTTCAGACACTTTAACTGCTGTACATGATCAAGCTAGCTCTTCAAAAGACCTATTACAATCAGTTAATGAACTAACTATTGAAATCCGCGAAGATAGAGCTAGACGCGAAGCACACGATGAAAATCGCGAAACAAAAGATAAGTATATTCAAGACCAAATTAGTTCAAACACTAAGCGCCTTGATTACTTTACTGAGAATTACAAACAACCAATAGAAAAACTTATTGTTTCTCAAGTTCGCTGGGAAAAGTTTATTAGCGCAATATTCAGCAAGGCCGGAACAACGGTTTTTATTATTACTATTGTTGTAATACTTTACTTGTTAGGAATAAACCCAAAAGATATTAAATTTAAATAAATTAGATAAGTGATGATCAATGGCTTTTTTTTATGTAATGAAAGACAGTATTAATGACGGCACAGCTACTGGTGATGCTGGTTTAGCTAAAGACGTTGAAACTGGTGAAGTTGGTGAGCGTGTTGAAGGTGTATCAAAAGTGAGTATTAAAAATGTACCCATAATTACGAGTAAAAAATAATGCCTTTATCACCTGATAATTCATCGGTAATAGAACATCAAGTAACTAACCCATTAGCTGTACCTATTTTTGTTAATGATGCAGCTGTTACCGTGACCATTCTTGATAATACTAGCACTGAAATACCTGATGAAGCTTGGCCTGTCACATTACCGTTTGTTTCTGGATCTGATGGAATATACAGAAAATCATTTGATCCGTTTAATTTAGTCGTAGGTGAAATTTACACGGTAATAATAAATGTAGTCGGTACAGATGCATTAGAAAGTAAATGTATAACTAAAATCAAGGCAACAGAAAGGATTTGTTAAAAATAAAATTACAATATAAATCAAAGACAAAGTATACTTCTCTCACTACGGATATATAAAAGAATTTAAGTAAACAAAGATAAGCTGATTACTTATCTAATAATTGGATGGAAAGGTGATGTATGAAAGATATAATTGTGAAAGCGAGCGTAATTGATACCGACCTAGTAAAAGCACTAATTTACTGTATCAATAAGTACAAGGATGAATTGCCAAAAGAGCTAGTAAGCAAGATAGAAGAAATAGCAAATTGCAAAACATTCGAATACGATGTTGATTATCTTAGAGCTAAAGGTTTAATTGCTTGCAGTGTAATTGCTGACAACACAACAATTGAAAAAGCAGTGTCAATAAACCCGATACTAAAAAGAATAACTGTCGACGGCTCTCGCTATGTTTACTTTGAAGATTGCGCAATTATAAGCTCTAAGGGTGAAGTGATCCCATTAGGTGACTTATGAGTCAATCAAACCCCACTAAATCAGAAATAGATAAATACGCTAGTCATTATGTATTACATGGTGATCAATCATCTTCATTTAGAATTGCATTCCCTAAAAGCAAAGCCAAAGCAGAAACCATTCACGAAGCCGCTTCACGATTCCATTCTAAGAACAAGGTTCAAACAAGGATTAAAGAATTATCGGCACAAGTTCAAGCAATAGCTAAAGAAGAGTTTAAAATTGATGCTGCTTGGGTATTAAAGCAAGCACAAAAAGTTTATCTGAGGTGTATGCAAGAGGAAGAGATTACAATCAAAGGTAGAGGCACTGGCGAGTTTAAATTTGAAGCTGCTGGCGCTAATAAGTCTCTTGAGATAATTGGTAAGCATATCGACGTGCAAGCATTCAATGAAAACCTAAGCATTAAAACAGGTGGCGAAGTTTGCCCGTGGGGTGAAATCAAAGCTTCAGTTGATAAATTGAAAGACGATGATGAATAATGGGCGCGGTCTTAGATTGGAAGCCGCAAGAAAAGTTTACTGATTTCTTCTATACAACTGCCGACGAAATAATAAAGAAGCGAACTGTATTTAAAGAAGATCTAACTTACTTTGTTCCTTATGGCGGAAGGGGATCAGCTAAGTCATTTACGTTTATTGATGCTTGCGTTGTTGAAGCTGCTCTTCGTCCTGTTAGAATTCTATGCACCCGTGAAATACAATTGTCAATTGATGAATCAATTAAGGCTGAAATCGAAGCCGCTATTGTTGATCGTGGACTAAGTCATTTCTTTAAAGTAACTGAAAAACAAATTGTTGGTATCAACGGTTCTAAATTCATGTTTAAGGGCATCAAGAACAATATTAAAAATATTAAGTCGATTAGTGATGTTGACATTGTTCTATGTGAAGAATCCGAAAACGTATCAAAAAATTCTTGGGATAAACTTCTTCCTTCAATTCGACCTAGAAAACCATTTGGCGGTAGAAAGCAACGCCCGATCATCATAGTAATTTTTAACCCGGACGATGAATTGGATGATACTTACCAAAGATTCATAATTAGTCCACCGCCTAGAAGTTGTGTAAAGCTGATCAACTGGCGTGATAATAAATATTTTCCTGAAAACTTAGAAGAAATGCGCCAGCATTCATTAAAGACTAGGCCATTATCTGATCATGAACATGATTGGGAAGGAAAACCAAAAACAGCGAGTGCTGATGTTATTATCCAACGTGAATGGATAAGAGCCGCAAGATTCGCCAGCAAGAAAGAAGGATTTATTAAATCAGGGCTTAAAAAAGTCGCTTACGATCCAGCTGGACAGGGTAGAGATTCAAACGCCGTTGTTTTTGCTGATGGCAATATTATCAAGATGATTGACGAATGGGTTAAGTCTGATGATTTAAGAGAGGCTAGTTATCGTGCTTACAATCATTCTATTGAATTAGATGCTGATTCATTCATTTATGATACTTGTGGCGGTTTAGGTGATGGTGTAAGTGTTTTTATTGATGATAAGCGTGATCTTGTTATTGATGAAATAAATCAAATAAAAACCACTACACAAGAAGAGCAAAGGGAATGTGAATACACCATTGGCAGAGAAGAGGATAGAAATATATTCGCCTTTGATGCTGGTTCAAGTGTTGTTAATCCTGATGATGAAATTGCTGGTACTGGTAAAACATGGGGCGAAAGGTGCGCAAATGCCAAAGCTCAAGCCCACATGATCACCGCGCAAAAATTATATAATACATTTAGATTTGTTGTCTTGGATGAAGAAGGAATTAATCCTGACGATATGATTAGTATTGATATTGAGGATGATGTTGTTTTCAATAAATTAGTTAAAGAGCTATCTTGTCCTTTATGGGTTAAATCAAAAACAAACAGTAAAAAGCAAGTTGAAAGTAAAGAGGCTATGGAGAAAAGAACGGGGCAGAAATCGCCTAATATAGGCGATGGTGTACATATGACGCAAGCACCACAAGCCAAGAAGAAATGCGCTTGGTAAGCTTTATTGTTGAGTTGTGTTATTATAATTATTAATATAAAAGTATCACAGATTAAAAAGGCAATAAATAATGTTTGGTATGTCTACAAAAGAAAAACATCTAAAATTACAAAGCAAATACCAAGCAGAACTTAAAGATTTGCTTATTCAGATAAATAGCAACACTGAAAGAACTGGCTTTTTCGCTAGGTTTCAGGGTGGTAGTTTTGATCAAGCTGATACTCTTCATAATATTTTCGAAGATTTTGGTTATCCTTGCCAATTAAATTTCTTTAACTTTTGGAATATGTTTCGCCGTTTTGGTGTTGCTTCAGCTGTTGTTGAAATGCCAGCTGATATTTGTTGGTTGTCACCACCAGAAATAGAAGGATCTGATACTTTTAATAAAGAGTTAAAGCAGTTAATTAAAAAAACTAATCTTTGGAATAGACTAAAAGGTTTAGATAAGCGACAACGTGTAGGTAGGTATGCCGGATTATTGATTGAAGTAAAGGACAGTAAAAAACTAAGTGAACCTGTTTCGTCACTTAATGGTATTGGTAGTATTAAAAACTTAAAGCCAATTTATGAAGGTCAACTTGAGGTTTCTACAATTGATAAAGACCAGCAAAGTGATAATTTCGATCAACCTACCATGTACACGTATAATTCAGGTGCTACAGGTGATAGAAACGACGAATCAACTTTTAGTGGTCAAGTTCACCCAAGTAGATTAATAATAGCCGCTGAAGGTGCTGATGATGGCAGTATTTACGGTATAAGTTCATTAGAGAATATATTTAATGACTTGATGGATTTAAGAAAAATTAGCGGTGCTGGTGGTGAAGGGTTTTATCAGAATACACGTAGCGCGCCAGTAATAACGGCAAAAGAAGGATTTACCTTGCCGGACGGTAAACAGAGAGATGCTATGGCTGAGGAAATAGAGGATTTCTTAGGGAAATGGCAAAAGAAATTTATAGCTAATGGTGTAGAATTTACCTATCCAAATATATCACTAGATAACCCTAAAGAATTTGCTGAAAACTCTTGGGCTAACATCAGCGCAGGAAGCAAAATTTCATCCGATGAATTACGCGGAACACAAACAGGCGTCTTAGCTGGTGATAAAAACAGCAAGTCAACACTTAGTAGAATGCAATCAAGGCGTGAAAACTTCTTAACTGAACTAGTAACCGACTTTATTGATTGGATGATATTACATCAAGTATTAACCGCTTCTGAGTATGAAATTGAATGGGATGATTTATTAGCTGCTTCTGATGATGATAAATTATCATTGGGTGACAAGATGGCAGGTATTAATGAAAAGTCTTTTAGATCTGGTCTTGGTAATGTATTTAGCGAAGATGAAATTCGTGAAGCTTCAGGTCATGAACCGGCTGAATTTGAACTTCCTAGCGAAGCTATCGACGATGAAAGCATTGACGATGAGCTAAGCAATGACGCATAAAGCAACCCGTCAAGAAGTCGACCCGACTCACCAGGCCCCGAATAGGAAAAGGGCAAATCAAGATAATACTACCCGGTTAAATAATGCTAACAAACAAGTGTTATCACTTTGGCGCGATATAGATTCAAAGAAAACAGTTAGAAAGCAAATAGTAAACGAGACTTTAGATTTTTACGTTTATGATTTAACTAATAATGATTTAGAACAATTAAGTATTGATATTGAATCTATTATCAACACTGAAATGGAAACAGAGCAGCTAAACCCGCCGTTTAACTGGTATTATTCGCAATACATAGAAACGGCAACTAGAAGCGGTGTTATTCAAGAAAACTCATGGATAGAGGTCTTGCTCGCTGGCTTAGTCTTTACGCTTATTGCTGATGCAGTCTTGCTCTCTTCTGTAAGATATCAAACATTTTTAATTAAAGTAATTGAAGATAATTATCGATTACTTAAAAATCTATCTGCCACAACTAGTCGAGAAGTATTTAATGTTATCAACCGCGGTATTGATGCCGGACTTGGCAAAGCTGCCATTCAACGAGAAATAACAAAACGCTTTCAAGTATCAAAATCTTCATCGAGAAGAATTGTTAACACCGAAATAAACAAAGCTTATAATAATTCACGCATGAATACCGTTGAAATTTATAGAGAGTTTGGAGCGCCTTTAGCTGTTCAGCATTTATCAGCTTTAATACCTACAACAAGAGACAATCACGCGGCTAGGCATGGCAAAGCATATACACCAGAGCAACAACGCCGTTGGTGGGATACAGGAACAAACAGGATTAATTGTCATTGTAGTACAAGATCAATAGTTGTTAACAGGGATGGTACTGTTGAGGATAAAACCGCACAAGACAAGGTTATCAAGCGCGGCCGTGATTGGTTTAAATCTAATTAGGTTATTTATTAAACTTTAAAATGATCAACAAGCAGATTGACAATATCAAAAGCTTCTAACATGGCCTCTTTTTCTATTTCAAAATGCTTCCTAGCCGTTTCTAATGTCGCTTTTTCTTCAGTAGTTACCGAGAATTGGTTGAATATAAAATCATCTATTGAGTCACTATTGTCTGTATGCGAGTTTTTAACTGGGACTAATATTTTATAAAGCTCTGCTAGTTTTTGCTTTTCTAGTTTTGATATATTTGTACTCATTTTATTTATCCTCTTCCCATTTTTTTAAATTTAATACCGCATTTTCTAGGCATTCAACCAAAGTATTGCAACGCTCAGATACAACTACACCACCTGAACTTGCTTCATACACTGTAATAATTGTGATATCACCTACCTTTGAATTAGCAGGGATCCCATGATGTTTCTTAACCAAAAAATCACCAGTTAATAAATACTCTGCACGATCTTTAGTTGACATTAATTTCCATTGTTTATCTTTCATCCTACTTCTCCTTTATAGATTTAATCTCATTAGCTATACGAAGGAGATAGCCTTTTAGCGGTTCATTCTGCTTGAGCGCTACCTCTTTGACGTGATTTGACTTAAACTTCTTGTAAGCTTTGCTTGTATCCTCTTGATTATCAAAATAGCCTATGTGCTTTAATTTTCCATTAACGCTGCATCCAGCACGAAATTTATTGCTGCTTACGAAAAGGCTAACTCCGCGAGGGTAATCCCCTCTTATTGCGGCATTATCACCAAGCAAGCTGTTTATTTCCTTACTAATAAAAATACACATTTCAGGGGAGTAAACCTTATTCCCTGTAATTATTATATCCTTATCTAAATGCCTATCTTGCCAGTTTTGTTTGATCATCCACGCTTTAAAATTAGAGAAAGTTAACCATTCTTCACAAACTGAGCAGTCTTTATATGTCGGCTGAATTTTGTGAAAGCTGGCAGAGTAGCAACGTTTGATCATATTTTTCCATCGTATATATATTGGACAGAAAAACCTTTTGCCATTAACTTTAATCTCTGTCTTATAGGTGGAATCATTTACCCCGAAACCGAATACAGGTTTTCTTGCGGCTAAAGATATTTTGTTTGCTGGGACTTCCTTAAACATAATACATTCCTCGTTAAATTAAAGTTTACTTTTTAATCCGTTAACTGAAAGCATGAGAAAGGCGTTATCCTTAGCTTCCTTGTGCTTATGAGTATCCCACCATGTTTTCTTTCTATTAATGACCGACAAAAAATCATCAACAGTGTAACCTTTGCTTCTTAATATCTTTACCGCTTCATTCATTGATATAGCCTTTCGTAGTTAAATAGAACGCATACCGTAACACGATAGAATTAAGTGTACAACTGATTTTCTTTTAAATAAACCTTGTTAGTGTTATTATTTGACATATAAACAAACAAGGTATATCTAATGCTTAAAAAGCTTCATTTTTGCACTCACAAAGTAAATAGAAAGCATATCAGACGTGAAAATAGAAAAGGCGTCGAGCATATTATTCTCACGTCTTTTACTTTGCCGCCTGACATTGTTATGAATAACGGCCTTTACCCTGCTGAAGAAATAGAAAAATCATTCTTATCATTGAACCGAACTCCGGTGACAGTTGAGCATCCTGAAATAGATGGAATGTTCGTTTCTGCTAATGATCCCGAAATAGACTTTGATTTCCGCTTTGGTGCATTCAATGAAAACGCCCGTAAATTACCTGATGGTCGTATTGCCTTAGATAAAGTAATCAATGTACAGAAGGCGCTTAAAACTGAAAAGGGTAAGCGTTTACTTGATCGAATTGAAGAGCTTGAAACAAATGAAAATGCTCGTCCAATGCACACAAGCGTTGGCGTTTTTGTTGACGTTGAAGAAGTCGAATTGCAAAAAAACGATAGAGGGCAGGAATTCACATGGATTGCCCGTGATATGATTTTTGATCATGATGCTATATTGCTTGATAGTGTTGGCGCAAGTACGCCAGATCAAGGGACAGGGATCGGAATTAATAAAGAACAATTAAAAGTTAGTCAATTTATTGTCGCCTCTGAAGATGAAAGAGAAGTTAAAGCTGTCAATTATTTGACTAATGAGTTATCTTTTTCAGATATAGAACATTCTTTATGGCACGAGTTAAATAAAGGACTAGAAGAAAATTTTAGTTGGGTTGTTGCCGTATTTGACGATAGTTTCATCTTTAACACTAGTGAAGGCGAAATGTTCAGATCTAATTACACGGTTGACGAATTAGATAATGTAAGCATTCAGGATACACGTTTACCGGTAGAACGTGTTGTTGAATTTAAACCCATAAATACTACCGATACAAACGAGGATAGCGCTATGCGTGATTCAATCATTGCCGAACTTGCGAAGATGGGAATAACGGTTAATACCGAAATTTCTGATTCTGAGCTAATGGCGAAATATAACGAAGCTGTGATCGCCAATGTAAAAGGTGATGAAAGCACGGGTGGTGACGAAGGACTTGCTGAAATTGTTGCTAACGCAGTAAAAGAAGCAAACAAACCTTTAACCGACAAAATTAGCAACTTAGAAAAGCAATTAACTGATAATTCTAACGATGAATTAGAAGAGCTTGCACAATTTGTTGTTAGTACTAAAAAACGTACTGAATTTGAACTTGACGAATTAAAAGCGTTAGGCATTAATGCAGTCCGTAAAATTGCTGCTAATTGCGGTTTCTCTTCGAGTGTTGGTAATACAATGCACCTTAACAATACTGAGTCTGATATATTCAAAACGAATATTGATGATTTACCTGAATAGGAGTAGACGAAAATGGCTACTAAAGGTAAACGTAATATTTATGTTGGCCCAGCTGATCACGGTCACGCCGGAAAGCCTCTGAATGTAGAGGGCAAAGCTTTAGGTGTTGTTCGTCCTGGTGCTTTACTTGTTGAGGCGGCAACTGGTTTAGATGAAAGCGCACAATCTGCAACATTATTTGGTGCCTCTCGTTTGTGGGCTGATAAAGACCAACAACGAACCAAAACCGTTGATGATGATTGGGTTATCAATGAAAACATGGTTGCTATTCAAGCGCGTTCAGGTGAATTCCTCAATGTTCTTGTTGCTACTGGTCAAGCAATCACTAAAAGACGCACACCATTAAGTTCTAATGGTGATGGGACGTTAAAAATCGCTGTTACTCCTGCAACTGTAGGTGCAACAAGTACAGAGATTTTAGCGTATTCTGATGAAATCGTAACAACTACAGGCGTTCAGCTTGTTACTGTTATCATAGCTTAGGAGGCTTATCATGATTTTTAACAAATCTCTAGTTGCGAATAACCTTCGCGCAGAAAAACAGATAAGAGAGCGTGACGCTATCCGAAGCTGTTTTAATATGAATGAATCTCGTTTTGCTGCTGAAATGAAAGTTCACGGCTTAAAAGCTAATGCCGGGCAAATTCCTGCTGATGTATTTCGTGAATTCGATAATGTAACAGTTGAACGCATGAAGTTAGATGAGGGTGATGCTTTCTTAAATATGTTGATGCCAATGTCGCGTTCTTTGCCTATCGGTAAGTTGACGTTTGAAAATCGCCGCGCTTCTGATGCTGGCAATGTTCAAACTTCAATGACCGGTCAAATCGGCGTTAAGTTTGATAGCGTTGATTTTAGCATTGATGGAACAATCATCCCCGTACATGACAACGGTTATTCTCGAAATTGGCGTGAATTCTCAGCCGGTCAATCAGAAGGGTTTGATGCTTTGATTGATGATCAACGTGAAAACGTTTCAGCACATCGTAATCATTTAGCTGATACGTTCCTTGATGGTCATCTTGACAAGAACGGTCAATTTATTGTTGTTGACACTCGACAATGGCAAGGTATGCGCAATGATTCGCGTGTTGCTCAAATCGATCTAGGTGCAGGGGGTGTAAACTTTGATTTCACCGATAACACCAAAACAGGCGTAGAAATTAAGGCGGCATTTATTGCAGTTCGCGACATCATGCGATTAACTAATAAATGTAACGTTGATCTTGAGTATCTTGTTTCTACTGAAATCGCGTCAAACTTTGAGCGTAAATTCAGCACTAACTATGATGCACCAACCATTGATCAAGAACTTGCTAAATTACGTGGTGTTTCTGCCATTACAGAGTCTAGTAAATTAGGTTCTGCCGCTGCTACTGCCGGTAATGAAATGATGGCCTTTCCTATGAACGGCTTGGTTCGTCCATTAGTAGGTATGGGTGTTTCTACCATTGCTCAACCTAGACAAATTTATAATGCAAATTATGATTTTGTTGTAGCATCCGCGATCGGTTGGGAAGTTCGGACTGATTTCTTTAACAATACCTGTGCAATGAGCGCTAAGGATTAATCATGGTTAAGAAAACGTTTATAGTTACCCATCCAAAGCTTTATATGATGGTTAAGGGTAAGCTTGCGCATGTTGAAAAAGGAACTGAATTGTCAATGGACGAAAAACATGCTCAAAGCCTAATTGATCAAGGCAAAGTTTTAGTTAAAGGGCAAGGAAAGAAAGTCGATGTTGGTTCTGAAGAACAAGATAAATAACATCTAACTTTCATTAGAGTTAATATCAAGCGCATTCAATGAGTGTGCTTTATTATCAATTCTTAAGGTGCCCTAATGGCTGCAACATTACCAAGTATTATAGTAACTGCCGAAACTTGGATCGATGTTTATCGCTTGGTGGAAATTGATGCAGGGGCAGAAATAGAAATACAAAATACAGGAACAACAGATCTTTATTTTTCAATAGCAACTGATGAACCAGCGAGAGATAGCACGAGTTATAAAATATTTAAACGCGCTGAAACTATAACATTAGATGATGGTGATGTTAATGTGTGGTTGTTCAGTCCTCAAGCTGACGGATTTATAAATGTCAGCTTATTTCAGTCTACTATCGAAGGTTTATTAAAAACACTAATTGACGTAAACAGAAAAATATTAAGTCAATCATACGAGCAAAACAAATCTATTTTGTCTCAACTAAAACTGTTGAATGCCAGATTTGAAGAAATGGCCAACACTCGAATTAACGAAAATGATATAGGTAAATAAAATGGCTGAAATTGTAGGCGGAAACAATCCAAGAAACGCTGTTCATGTTGACGATGAAGGGAAAATCCAAGCTAGAGCTGTCAGTATCAGCGAACAATCATCAAAAAGCCTATCTGGTGATACTTATAACATTAACACAGGGGAATTAATCTTAACCAATGATACAAGAACGCCTTTATTTACAATAAAGAATGTAGGCGAAGAAAAGCCAATGGTTATAACTAGGTTTTTTGTTACGTTCTTACCGAGTAGTGGTGGGTCTGGATCTGTACATGCGTCCGTTGAAAGTAGCGTTAGTGGTGGAACTCTATTAGCTGAAGAAACATCACCTTTAATGAACTTTAATTTTGGCTCTAGCAAGGTTCCTGCTGCTGAGCTTAGAATAGGAGCTACAGGTTTAACCGCAACAGGCGGAATTCTTAGCTTAGAATTTTTATTTACTGGTGATAATCAAAGGCATCTAATAAGCTTTGACGCTATTATTTTGCCCCGAGGCGCTTCTGCTACATTCTTTTTAACAGCCCCTCCCGGCAATACAAGCATGATTGTTGAGGCTGGCGCTAATATTTATATTGACGGTGATTTTTAATGACTCTTGAAGTTAAAATAACTGGAGATAATTCTGGATTTGCGGAAATTCAGGATAAAGCACTTTTAACTTCTATAATACCCTACCCACCTTTAGATGTAGCTAATAAGATTATTCCATTCATAGGTTCGTTAACTGTTGGTGGTGATGGCGTTACATCTGATTTAACCGTTGATGGCAGTGTTACCCCTGTAGATGCTTTTATTGGACCTCCTGTATTTGGAGATTTATATTTAACAACCGCTAATGTTTTGATCGCCGACACTGGCGCTTTATCATTAAATAGGTTCGGATCAATTAACGGTGGGTTAGCTAATGGCATTGGTTTTTTTATTGAAACAGAAAATGAAAGGTTAAATCTTAGCGTATCACTTAAAACAAATTTTGATTTTATCCGTGTTGGAACTCTAACAGTTGGTACGGGTGGCAAAAGTGATGCTTACCAATTAGCATCAACAGACACTAGTAACAATGATGGTTATAATCCCGTGTTAGATTTCACGAAAGTTTCACCTGTTGGCATTAGATTAAGAGCAGATACTCAAGATAAATTAGGTATTCTTATAAGTGATGATATATCTGGTGTCGCTACATTTAACATTATTATCAACGGATTTATTAGGATTTCATAAAAATGAGTAGAGTAACGCCAGCAGAAGTTAAAGAAATTATAGCAACAAACCTATTGGATCCCGTCATTCAAATTTGGATTGATGGCGCTAACACTATTGTTACTGAAAATTCAGAATGTATTGGTGGAGTTGAAGCCGTATTAACACAAGTTGAATTATATTTATCGGCTCATTTTGTCGGTATGTTAGATCCTGCAATACGTGGTTTTGTCACTAAAGAAAAGTTAGATATTTTCGAAACTACTTATTCTAATCCAGTAACACTAGCAAATAACATTGATAACACGACATACGGCACAACAGCAAACATGTTATCAAAAGGCTGTTTAGCTAATACTTCTGATAGATCCATTAGTTTGTTTAGCGTTTAAGGTGGCTATATGTCTTTTAATTACAGTGAAGCAAGATCTAGAGCAGAAAAAATAATAACTAAATTTGGCAGTGCTGGAATTGTAATTTTAAAAGGTTCTTCAGGTGGGTTTGATGATAATGGTGATGCTACACCAGATACACCAGATACAACAATAAATGGAATTATAACGCCACTGGTTAAATATAAAACCTCTGAAATAGATGATAAATCAATACAAAATGGTGATGCTTGGGTTTTCTTTCATAGTGATAGTGATATCACAATAAACATGCAAACCACTGTTAACAGCAAAACTTTTAGAGTAGTAGATGTTATTAAGTTATCATCAGTTGACGATATTAATATTTATACAAGATTACAGTTGAGGATCTAACCATGTCTAGTCAATGGGATAATATCTCTACTCAGAATAAAAAAAAGATGCTTGGCGCTGTAAAACGAGTTGTTAAAAGTATCGGTAAAGATATAATTAAAAGATCCCCTGTTGACACTGGAAAATTTAAGGCTAATTGGAACGCAGCATTAAATGCGCCTGATTTGTCAATTGATAGACAGTCAGGTGCAGGATTAACGGAAGTAGCCAATAGAATAAAGATTGGTGATGCTTTCTTTTTTACTAATAATCTTGCTTATGCTTTACGTTTGGAGTTCGGGCATTCAGATCAAGCGCCGAATGGAATGGTTAGATTAGCTGTTGCCAAGTTTCCTTTTACAGTAAATAAAATTGCAGCTGAATTTATATCGAGGCCAGTAATAAATGATTAATGTATTTGATTTAGCTAAGGCGTTAAGGAATGAAGCTAAAATTGTTACTGATGCTAACAGTTTTACTTTAGTCGGTAACGGTGAAGGTTTTGAACCTGATGTTAATCAATCACACATTGAAGAAATTGTTTTATATGGTGATGATGATAGCGTTGGACTTGGCAATGACTCAAGTGATATCCAAATAGGGATTTATCAATTATCCGTTCATTCACCAAAAAATGACACCAAATGGGCTGGATTAAAAATCGTTGGTGTTTTAAAAGATCACTTTGTAAGAGGTTTAAAACCCATATTTAATAGTCAAATGGTAGTTATAGAAACTTCCTCGTTGGCTCCTATGATGCAGAACGATACCCACATCATTCATCATCTAAGTATCGAATTTAGCGTTATAAACTAAATATGATATTATGAGTACGGATGATAATTTTAACTAGTTAATTTAAGGTAATATAATTATGACAGTCCAAACTTCCACAGGCGTTTTGTTCGCGATTGTCGCGGCATCCCCTGCCACCATAGACGCGGCCGGATTCGGTGCGTTAACATATGAAAATGTCGGTGAAGTAACCGATGTTCCAGAAATAGGCGCTGATGTTTCAGTGGTTACACATATGCCATTGGCAACAGGTATTGTTGAAAAATTCAAAGGGTTTAAGAATTTCGGTTCTTTCGCTTTAGGTTTTGGCGATGATATAACTGATGCCGGGCAACTTGTTTTAGAATCTGGTGCTACAGGTGCAAATGAAAATGTACAACATAGCGCGAGAGTAACCTTGCAAGATGGAACATTTATTTACTTTACTAATAAAATTTTCTCTTTCAAGATTAATCCGGGTTCAGCTGATTCTATTGTTGCTGCAACAACTTCAATAGAAATTGAATCTAAATTAGTGAGGGTATAATCATGGCTGTTATTACTCCTAGTTCGATCACGGGTTCAGGACAAAAAGCGGTTACTGTTACGGTTTTAGGTGCTTCTGATACCTTTGTATATAATTCATCCGCGAAAGCGGTTTTATACCTTAATAACGTTACAGGTGGAGCATTAACTCCTCTAATTGATGGTGATGGTGCGGTTGATGTTCCTTGCGCTGGTATTTTAGACGTTGTTACTTCTGCTGGATTAACATTAACATCAATAGGTGCTGGTGATACTGTTGCTATTCCTCTTGATAGTATCAATGCTTATCTAAGGGGCGTTATAACTATTACTGGTGGTGATGCTATTCAAGCATCATTATTAGAATTTTAATAACATTAAGTGACATTGATAAAAAGCCGCTTTAATCGCGGCTTTTTTATATCTATTATTTTGATTGAAGACATAACTTTATATATTTTAATTTAAACTGCATTATCGAATTTCTATATTTTTCCGTTTCTTCATCATGCTTTCTAATTTCATCAGCTCTGATGATACTATTTCTTGCATTAATGGCATTCGATAAATATTCAATACCGTTATAAGTTGGTGTTTCATAAGCATCAAGAACCATAGCTTGATCTTCTTTATACAATGGCAATAGTTTGAATACATCTTTTTGAGCTTGACGTTTTATCATTATTTCTTTTGCTAGTTCACCAACTTGTTTACACTTTTCATTATTGGCAAAAACGGAAAAGTTAACGGTTATCAATAGTAGAATTAAATATTTCATGATCATCATCCTTTTATTAGTTCCTATTCATTATAGATTAATTAATGTTACAATCAACTCGGCTAGAGTAACGTACTCGAAAAGGCGGCCTCATCCTCCGTCAGCCACCCAACTTTATGGATGAAATAATGCGAGGCATGAATTATGGATTTATCTAATCTAAACGTAGTAGAAAAAGCGAATAAGGGATCAGTATTAGAATTAAAAAACCCTATGGATCACACAGATAAAAAAGGTGTTTTTCATGAGAAAGGTGATATTTTAACTGATGAAGGTGAAAAGTGCGCTGATAATAAAAATATCAAGCCGCTTTACCTTCGTTTATTAGGATCTGATTCTAATGTTTATAGAACATCGATAAAACGACGTTTTGAACGCAGTCAAAATAAGAAAAATCAAAAGCTAGATCTTGATGATGTTCAACTTAAGGCAGCGGAACTTTTGGCTAAATGCACAACTGAATGCTATTTAATTGAAGATGGCAAGGCCGTTGAATGCACTATAGCTGAAATGACTCGGCTATACATGAAGTACCCGTGGCTAAGAGAGCAAGCAGAAGAACATATGAGTGATCGCTCGGCTTTAATGGAGAGCTAAGTTTAGAGCTTAGCCTTTATGCAAAACAATTGGCGTGGCTACATGCGGCGCCAAAACGAAATAAGAAAGATGAAAACCCTAAATCAAGATTGGAATTACTAAGTGAAGATGATCCAGCTAGGGAGCTGCCAGATATAAACCTTTATTTATCTATGTGTTTTGAACTGCTTGGTATATGTTCGAATACTGGAATGGGGTTAACTGCTTTAACTTGGTTTGATGTAAAATCATTTTGTGATCAATCTAGTTATCCATTGACTGGTTGGGAGTCGGAACAAATAGTTTTAATGAGTCGAGCATATTGTCGTATGTCTCATAAAGCTACAAAAGTTGGTTTTCCTTCCCCTTACAATTTAGCATTAGAAGATGAAGATGCTTTAGAAGTAAATAGATCTATAGTAAATGACAGGTTTTTATCAATGGTTAATGAAACATCAAAATAAAAGGGCTTAATTAAAGCCCTTTTTTATTGATGAATATTTATTTTTCATAGCGCGCCTCGTATGCTTTATCTAAAACAAAATTAAAAAAGTAAAGTAAAATAACCACTATTATCACTAGTCCTATTACTGTGCTTTCACCCTTTAAAAAACCAAACAAACCACCAATAAACTCAGATAATACAAACCAACCCCAAGCCAACACTGATAGTAAAGAAAATATTATCAAGTCTTTTACTAATCTATCAATTTTCATTTGATTCACCGTTTATTTTATCTAGTAAGTTTATAGCTTTTTTATGGGCGCAATCTTTGCCGTGGGTATTTACCTGATCACAATAAGGACAATAATCTTTTGTACCAAAAAAACTACGACCCATTGTTTTATTGAATTCAAGTAATTCACTCAACGCTTCAACTAAAGCATCATGGTTGTTTACGGACTTGCATACTGCCGTTAATTCTTGATGATTAAAATCAACTGTTGTTGTTTTAAAAATCAGGTGTTCTTTCGGCATTGGCATTGGTAGACCTTCAAACACTTCGGACATTTTCATTTTATAGCATCCTTTAATATTGATTTATAAGCAGAGCATTTGTGATTAGCTACGGTAAGTTTATTTTGTAATCTTTTATTTTTAATCCGCAACTCGTTGTTAGAGTCATCTTGTGCAATTGCCGCTAACTTATGCGCTGAAATTTCCATTTTTAAATCTGTTATTGTCGAATTTAGGCGGTAAATGTTCAATGACAACTCTTCCATATGAACAATAGAATCATGACAAGCCTTAAATAATGATAAAGGCTCAACTTTAGAGCCAAAAAAATTACGAACTTCTGTACTTAACTTTTCTGCAATATGATTATTCATCGTTTTAAGTTCCTTTTGCCATTGGGTTTATTAAACTTGTTATACCAGCCGTTAAATCAATCACTTTTAATTCTCTTATATTCATTGCAGATATGACTTGCAACAGCCACACCTTTAACTATAACAATCAATGGTGAGCTATTTGTACATCGCCAATCATCTTTAACTATTTCTATTTTTGTAGCTGTGCTACTTTTATAAATTACATTAACACCCCAAATAATTGGCGAAATAATTAAAATAAATACCAAGCATATTAAACCTTTCATACCTTAACCTCCAACTCGTCAACTTTCTTAACTAAAAAACCATAACGTGCGGCTGATGCTTTTGAATGAGTGCGGTACCATCTAAGACTAAACCCTATACGTTTCAAGAATTCAGCAACAGTATAACCCTTGCTTTCTATGTCTACAGTCAATTGAACTTTCTTCATCTTTACCCTTAATAGTGAATATCTGCACTAATCATAGTGTATATTTTCACTATGTCAAGCTTCTTTATGAAATATACATTTAGTGCTAGAATAATCATATAAATTATTCTCCTTTCCCATGGTGCTTTTAAATGAGTGATATCGCCAAATTAGGTTTTCAAGTTGATACAGCACCTTTAAAAAAAGGCGAGAAGGCATTAGATAGCTTTGCCGCGACTGGCAAAAAAACAGAAAAATCAATTGATACATCAACCAAAAAAATAAAGAATGATTTTGATTCATTAGAAAAATCCATTGGTAAGACTGCCGCCGCACAAGCTAAAGCCACTAAAGAAGCCGCCAAATTTAGCAGAGCTTCTGGTCAAGCCGGTATCCAGTTTCAACAATTCATAGGGCAGGTTCAAGGCGGTCAAGGCGTTATGCTTGCATTTTCGCAGCAAAGTGCCGACCTTGGGTTTGTTCTTGGTTTTCCTTTGGCTGGTGCTATTTCTGGTATCGTTGCTTCGTTAATAGGTATTTTTTTACCTACTTTACTAAAATCTAGTGAAGAGGTTGAAAATTTAACCAAAAATACAGATAAACTAATAAAAGTATTTAGTAAGTTGAATGATGAACAAAAACTTATTGCCCAACAAGGTTTACAAGAAGAACTAAAAGATCAAACTAAACGTTTTGGTGAATTATTCATTGAAATAGAAAAATTAGAAAAAGAAGCTATTGTTGCTCGTCGTCAATTTGGTCGTGGTGGTGTACTTAGTTTAATGTTCGATCCTGATGAAACGTTAAAAGAATTAGTTTCATCAAAGTTAGCGATTTCAACTCTCGGTTTAGAAATAGAAAAAACAGCCGAACAAATACGTTCTTTAGCTGCCGATAATGCAAATAGAATACAAATAAACGAAACCATAGAAGCACTTAAAGAACAAGCTAATTTATACGGTGCAAATGAACGGGCAATAGCTTTGTATCAAGCATCTATTAAAGGCGCTAGTTCAGAGCAATTATTAGCTATTTCAAGTACATTTGATCTTATCGACGCTAAAAAACAGGAAGCCGAAGCGACAAAAGAAAACGAAGCGTTAAATAGGACTATCGGCGTTATTGCTGAAAGTATTGAAAGACAAGTTATAGCATTGCGAGATGGTACAGAAGCATCATTAGAATTTTCAACTGCTAAAAAACTTGGGCTTAGTATTGACGAACAATTACCACAAGTTATACAAAAACAAATAGACGCACTAAAAAAGCTTAAAAAAGAAAGATCGGAAGCTTTAGCGTTATCAAAAAAGGAAACTAAAGATAGAAAAGATCTTGATAGTTTAACTAAACAAGTTGAAAATTTTGGTGGTACATGGTCAAGAACTGGTTCTATTATTGTTGATGCATTTGGTGATATGTCTAATGCATTGAATGATTACATGGATCGTGTTGAAGATATCGCCAAATTAGAAAAGCGTGTTGCCGATGCGCGAATAACATTCGGTGATGATAATGTTCAAGTTATCATGCTTCAAAAGCAACTCGACGAAGAAAAAGTTAGTGCTGAATTATCTGGTTTGAAATCAATATCTTCAGCTTCAGCTTCTTTATTTGGTGAAAAAACGGCGGCGGCTAAAGCATTTT